ATCGGAAGTCTTTATCGATCAATATAGAGATAAAGAAGTACCTTGGGGTCCGTTAGGGTACATAACATATAAAAGAACATATGCTAGAAGATTAGACGAGTTTGAATCCGGTGCAACCGGCACAGAGGAGTGGTATCAAACATGCCGTAGAGTCATCGAAGGAATGTTCACAATTCAGAAAAAACACGTCGCATCACTTGGTTTAGAGTGGTTTGATGTAAAAGCACAACGGACAGCAAAAGAAGCTTACGACAGACTATTT